GTCCCTGGGGGGTAGGGGCCTGGGGCGAAGGTTCAATTTCTGTTTCGGTTAACGTAACAGGGGTAAGTGCTTCTGGATTTGTAGGTAATGTAACAACTGCTACATCCGTTTCTGTAACAGGAGTAAGTGCTTCCGGTGAAGTAGGAACAGCCCAAGTAAATGCTAAGGCAAATGTAAACGTCACTGGGGTTCAAGGAACCAGTCAATTAGGCGAAGAAGAAGTAAATGCAGATGCTAACGCCCCTGTAACCGGCGAAACTGCCGTTGGACAAGTTGGTACTGTAGAAGTAGATGCTAAAGGTAATGTTGTTCTCACCGGGGTATTTGGTACCGGAGAAGTTGGAAACGCAGAAGTTGACGCCAAAGCTAATGTATCTGTTACAGGTGTAGAAGCTAGTGGATTTATTGGTGACGTAGAGATAGACGCTAAGGTTAACGTAGATGCTACAGGTGTAGAAGCTAGTGGATTTATTGGTGATGTAGAAATAGATGCCAAAGCTAATGTAGATTTGACCGGGGTTGAAGGAGTTACCGAATTAGGTCAAGTAGAACAACGTACGGTTAATAAAGTATTTGTAACCGGCGTAGCAGGGACGGGTGAGACAGGTGGTGTAGCCGTTGATGCTGGTGCAAATCACGGTGTTACCGGTATAGCTGCCCCTGCGTTTGAGGGCACTGTAGAGATTGACGCTAAAGCTAATGTTGTAGTTACAGGCGTATTTGGCACAGGTGAAGTAGGTACGGCAAATATCTCTGCTGACGCTAACGTGTTCGTAACGGGGGTTCAAGCCGAGGGCGCCTTAGGTGAAGAAGAAGTAGATGCTAAAGCTAATGTCTTCCCAACTAGCGTAACTGGAACAGGGCAAATTGGCACTGCTCAAGTATCAGGAAAAGCAGTAGTTAATGTGACCGGCGTGGCTGGTACGATGGGGCTTGGCGAAGTAGAAGTAGAGGGTAAAGCTACCGTAACGGTAACCGGGGTAGCAGGTACAGTTTCTGTTGGTAGTGTTGCCGTAAACAGCGACGCTAACGTATACTTAACGGGTGTGAGTGCAGTAGGTCGGGTTTCTAGACCCCTAGTCTGGGGCTTGATTGATACTTCGCAAACACCAAATTGGACGCCGATAGCGGCTTAGGAGCAATAAATGGCAAGTACATATAGTAATCTTAAAATTCAACTTATGGCGACCGGGGAAAACTCGGGAACCTGGGGCAACGTAACTAACGACAATTTAGGGATAGCCATTGAACAGGCTATTACTGGTTCGGTTGACGTTACTGTTAGTAGTGACACTACTCTTTCTTTAACCGATACTAATGCAGCGCAAAACGCCCGTGCGTTACGTCTTAATATAGGTGGTAGTGGCGGCTTTAATTTGACTGTTCCTAGTATTCAAAAGCTATATCTTGTTAACAACGGGACACTAGGGGCCGTAGTTGTTAAAAACGCATCGGGGTCAACTGTTACTGTACCCACTGCTAAAACAATGTGGGTATATAGCACCGGAAGCGGTGTAGTTGATGCAGTTACTCATTTAAGTTCATTAACTCTTGGGTCTGCGTTACCTATTGCTTCGGGTGGTACAGGTTCAACTTCAACCACATACGCAAACTTACAGTCTAATGTAAGCGGGACTCTTCCTATTGCTAACGGTGGTACTGGATCATCGTCAACAACCTTTGTAAATGCAGCAACTAACGTAACAGGGGTTCTTCCTGTCGCTAACGGCGGTACCGGGTCTTCTTCAGCTACTTTTTCTGGCGCTAATATTACGTCATTAAACGCTAGTAATATTTCTAGTGGAACTGTAGCCACCGGTCGTTTGGCAACTTCCGGAACCCCAAGCGCTTCCACATTCCTACGTGGGGATCAGAGTTGGTCTACTGGTGTTGCTGGACCCACCGGACCCGCTGGACCTCCTGGACCCAGTGGACCTCCTGGACCCAGTGGACCTCCTGGACCAAATGGGGTTGATACAAATAGTAGTTCAGGTACAACTGATTTTGCTGTCGGCACTACTCTTGCCGCTTTAATTAATACTGGACCCAGTGGTTTTTTCACTGTATGCGCTGCCATGACGGTCAGACAAGCCCCTAATGGTAGTTACAGAACGTTCTTTCAGATTAACCAAGACACCTCAACTGTTTTGTCCGGAACGTGGAGACAACGTGGAATGATTGCAAATTCGGCAATAAACCAGGGAGCATTTAATAATGGTACTTCACCGTATTATAATGAACCCCTGCCAATGATATTGTGTCAACGTTCTGCTTAAAAAAGGAACAAAATGAAATTTGATAACGGAATTGAAATTACAAATCTTCGGAATGTGCGTCTTATGCCTGACGAGTCTTTCCTGTTAAATGTTGATTTTCTTGCCCCAGGCAGTCCTGTTGAGACTGTTGAGTATTGTGCTCGTGGCAGCGATATAGCGGTTACAGGCCAATGGGTGTATCAGCAAATCATCGAGGGTCACATTCAAGGAGAGATCACTAATTGGGTCCCACCCCCACCTCCTTCTAATGAAGAAATTGGTAATAGGGTTCTTGAATGTCGTAATTATAAATTACGTACAGAAGTCGATCCAGTTGTTTCCAACCCACTTCGTTGGAACGATATGACCGAGGCCAAACGGCAAGAATGGATAGATTATCGCCTTGCGCTTCTTGATTTGACAAACGATCCAAATTTTCCATACTACAACATGGTGGTCACAATTGATCCCGCATGGGGGGCACAAGTGAATATTAATAATTTTCCTTGGCCTACTAAACCTATTTAATAAGAGAAAAAATTGAACGCTACTTGGCAAATGTGGTCTGGGCGATTCGTTCCTAATTGGTGTAATTTGGTTGTTCAACTTGCTAAAGAGTTACCTGCCCAAAACGCTACGGTGATGGCTAAAAATACAGCGCAGTTGCAAAACGATACAAGGCGCACAACCATTAGATGGATTAAGAGAGAGCATCAAGAATTAAACTTTTTATTCCCTCTTTTGGAAGACCACTTTCACGAAGCAAATCATGCGGCTTTTGGAGTAGAACTTTGGAGGTTGCGTTCTATTCAGTTTACTGAGTATCACGAATCAGTCCAAGGTCACTATGATTGGCACAACGACGTGTTATGGGGGGATGGTACGCCTGTCCATAGAAAACTTTCTATGGTAATTCAGTTATCAGATCCATCTGAGTATGAAGGTGCTAACTTAGAGTTAAAACCTTTTTATTTAAATGCACCTAATGAAACGATGTTAAAACAACAAGGAACGATAATTGTGTTTCCTTCGATTGTTGAGCATAGAGTGACACCTATTATCAAGGGAACACGGTACTCATTGGTAGCGTGGATGGAAGGCCCAAAGTGGAGATAGTATGAAAACACTCATTAAAGCATTAAAGAATGAAACTGTGTTTGTTAAATAAGGACTAGTATGATTTCAGAAAACCCAGCAGTTAAGTTAGAAGACGGTACCAAAGTGTGCCGTCATACGGTTGAAGTCCTTTGTCCTAATTGCAGTCGGGATGTGGATGAGGCTGAGCTTGCCGCACAAAAGTGCAATGACTGTGGGTTTGATTTATCTACTCCTAAACAATCTGTATCTGTTTGGGCTACTTCTGTACCTAAGGGTGGTACAAAGCTCTGGGGTGAGTAAATTGAATCATGTCAGACGAACTCGGGTTATCGGCTGGTGCCAAGGGGATCAGCGAGGGGCTTAAAACTGGGCGTGAGGCTGGGCGGGAGATTGGTAAGAACATCGAGGATGTTCAGAAGGAAGCGGTAGATGTAGCCAGGCAGCAAGCAAATGCAAAGATTCGTGAGCGCAGAGAAACAGAGTTTAAGAAGGAACGGGCGATATTTAAAGCCCTTGAGGAGTACAAGCACCGTAAGAAGATTACGGACGAAGAATACAAGTTACGGATTGACTTTATCAAGCAGTACGGTACTAAAGAGTGGCAGAAGCTAATAGACATTAAAGCCGAGATTGAAAAGTTAGAAAAAGAGGACCGCAAGTATTTTGATGCGGAGTTGTCAAAGGTTAAATGGGTGCAGTTCTGGTGTTTCTTAGCAGCGGGTTGGATAGCTTATTTTATTGTATGGGGTGGTAAAAAGTGATAAAAAAACCAGACGATGCACTATCTAAATTACTGGCGTACGTGGACTCACCGTTTAAATTATTTGCAGTTATTTTGATGGCGATTTTAACTTTTGGCGGTTGGTTATTTTACGAAAACCAAGAACTGATTGTTGGCACTTATAAAGAGAGTCAGAAGCTACCAAGTATCGTTGAAGATAGGGTAGATGATGCTGCAGTTCATTTATTTAAAACAACTGATGCAACTGTAGTAGCAGTATTTAAAGTTAATCCTTTGTTTGGCACTAGAGTCCAGTATCGAGCCTATACAAAGACAGGTCGGGATAAAACAAACGATGGCTTGGATGTAGGGTTGTTTACTTCTAATCAAGCAAATAACCAAGATGTAGTAGCTTTAATGGCTGGTAATGTTCCTTGTGGTGAATACAAGGCGGCGCAGTCAGAAATTGGGCTTTGGTATCTTGAAAAAGGGATGACATTTGGCTGTAGAATTAGTGTACCGCCAGACCCTAGTAGGTTTGTAGGGCAGATTACGGTAGGTTGGGATAAACCCCCAGCCGATTTAGAGCAAACTAAAGCAATGCTTTTTATTGCTGCAACCATGTTATCAAGGAGTAAGAAATAATGTTTACCCTAATATCTACAGCGCTGTCCTTCCTCATGGGGGGTTTGCCTAAACTACTGGACTTCTTTCAAGACAAGGCTGATAAAGCCCATGAACTAGAGCTTGCCGCTATGCAGATGGAGCGGGAACTAAAAATGATGGAAGCGGGCTATATAGCCCAAGCCCGTATTGAAGAAATCAAGACAGAACAAGTCCAGATGGAGACCCAAGCCCAAGAACGCACAGCTATGTACCAGCACGACATCGAGATTGGTAAGGGTGCTTCTCAGTGGATTATTAACCTACGGGCTTCGGTACGCCCAGTCGTGACCTACCTGTTTGTTTTCCTCTTAATCATCGTAGACGTAGCGTCTATCTGGTGGGCGTGGTCTAGCGGCGTTGCGTTTGCCGAGGCTATCCCAATGGTCTTTGATGCGGATGAGATGCAGATTCTGGCGTCCATTATCGCTTTCTGGTTCGGGACTCAGGCATTTAGTAAGAAATGAAAGTAAGCGATAAAGCAATCAAAATGATTAAGCACCATGAAGGTGTACGTCAGCGTCCTTATCGCTGTCCCGCAAAATTGTGGACGATTGGTGTTGGGCATGTACTCTACCCACGGCAAGGTGCTTTGAAAATAGACGAGCGGGATGCCTACCCACTGGAGTACAAAGATGACCGTACCTTTTCGATGGAGGAAGTAGATGGAATTCTTCGAGACGATCTTAATCGCTTTGAGCGAGGTGTTGAACGCTACTGTCCCGTTAAGCTCACTCAAGGTCAGTTCGATGCTCTTGTTAGCTTTAGCTTTAATGTTGGGCTTGGAACACTACAGCGCTCAACCCTCCGTCAGAAGGTTCTTCGGGGCGAAATGGAAGGGGCGGCAGAAGAGTTCTTGAAATATACGCTCGCTGGCGGTAAAGTACTAAAAGGCTTAGTTACTCGTAGAAACGATGAACGGGCGTTATTTTTATCTTAGGGTAAACCAGTATGCCATTTATCAAACTTAATTTTAAACCAGGGTTAAACCGGGACCAGACCAATTACTCTAACGAAGGGGGTTGGTTTGAGTGCGATAAGATTCGTTTTCTATCTGGATACCCGCAAAAAATAGGTGGGTGGATTAGGGCTACCCCTAACTATATGCTTGGTGTTGGTCGGCAAATGTACAACTGGATAACGACTTATTCTGATAATTTGCTTGGAATTGGTACAAATAAAAAACTATATATTGAAGTAGGCGGTATTTTTTACGATATAACTCCGCTTAAAGATACATCTGTAAACGCTACTACTTTTACTGCTACTACCGGTTCTTCTACTTTGGTAGTTGTTGACTCTGGGTCAGATACTAATACAGGTGATTTTGTTACGTTTAGTGGAGCGGCGTCGCTCGGTGGCAATATTACCGCTGCAGTTCTTAACCAAAACTATGAAGTAACCACAATTAATGCTAACGCATATAGTATTACTGCTAAAAGCTCAACTACGGGTTTACCTGTATTAGCTAATAGTTCTGACTCCGGTAACGGTGGGGGTGCGGTAACTTCTAAGTATGAGATTGCTATTGGTAACGCTGGAAATACGTTAGGTTATGGATGGGGTACGGGGGTGTATAGCGCTCCTGGTATTGGTTGGGGACTTGCAAGTGCTACACCTGTAAACCTACCGCAACGTGATTGGTGGTTTGATAATTTTGATAATGACGCCGTAGCTAATATTCGTGATGGCGAAATTTATTATTGGGAACGCGGTTCTTCTGCTATTGATAACGCTCTTGCGGATCGAGCCGTTCTTTTGTCTGGGCTTACTCTTAATGGGGTTGCTCCTAATTCTGTGCCCAATAAGGCAATGCAGATACTTGTATCGCAAAACGACAAACATTTATTAGCCTTTGGTGCTCAGCCTTTTGGTGGTGGTTCAACTGACTTTGACCCTCTTTTAATTCGTTGGGCTACCCAAGATCAGCCTAATGTATGGAACCCACTACCTACTAATACAGCCGGATTTATACGGATTTCTCGTGGTTCGCAGATTGTCCGTGCATTGCCAACTCGACAAGAAATCTTAGTGTTTACGGATTCCCACCTGTATTCGTTCCAATACACCGGCACAACAGACGTGTTTAGTTTGCAAGAGCTTGCCGATAATATTTCTATTATCTCCCCCCGTTCTTGCGTATCGGCTAATAACGTTACTTACTGGATGGGGCATGATAAATTCTATGCTTACTCTGGACGGGTTGAGACGCTTCCTTGCACATTGCGTACTTTCTTATTCCAAGACGTTGACTATAGCCAAGCGGATAAAATTGTGTCCGGCACTAACGAAGGGTTTAACGAAGTATGGTGGTTCTACCCCAGTGCTAATTCAAACTCAAATAACCGTTACATAATTTATAACTATCTTGAAAAAATCTGGTATTACGGCAATATTGAGCGCACTGCTTGGCTAGATTCCCCGTCAAGGGAGTTCCCACAAGCTATTCAATACGACAGTACTACAGAGATTGGGTACTTACTTGACCATGAAAATGGTATTAATGACGATACTCTGCCTATGGAAGCCTATATCCAGTCGTCTGACTTTGACTTAGATGACGGCGAGAAGTTCATTCTTACCCGTCGTATGATCCCTGACGTTAACTTTACGGCTTCTACTTCTGCAACTCCAACGGTTAATTTTGCTGTTCGTCCTCGTAACTTCCCAGGTAGTAGCTTTGAGACTGACCCGTTTGACAGTCAGAGCGTGGTAGAGAGTTCAATAGGGGTCTATACAGATCAGGTATTTATACGGGCTAGGGCTCGTCAGATGGCAATTAAAGTAAGTTCTACTGCCCTAGGCGTTCAATGGCAGTTAGGTAGCCCTCGTCTAGATGGGCGTGCCGATGGTAAGCGTTAATGGCTCTAGAGCGATTTAGGGCTCCCGCCTTACCTATACCCAACGCTGAGTATGATCAGAGGACGATGACCGACATTATTCGGGCATTGCGTCTTTACTTTAACCAACTAGATTCCCTAACCCCCAACCAAGCCGAGTCTTATCGGGCAGATAACTTCTATGGTGGCGAGTTTGATGGCACGGTGATGACTGCTAATAACGTTGCTACGTCTACACTCACATCAACTTACAGTAACGTGTCGTCCATGATGTCTGAATTTATTCGGTCTAAAGGCTTCCTAGGAGGTAACTTTGTTGGTGGTACCTTTATGGGTACTAATTTTTATGGGAACAGTTTTATTGGGCAAGGTAAAGGACTAAGTTTTCCGTACGGGGCGTTTCAATCTGATCAAGATCAAACGACTACAAACAATACCGTTACCCAAATTACTTTAAACGTTACAGACTATAACAACAATATAACTAATAGTTCTGGAAATATGACGGTAAATACTGCTGGGCTATATAACTTACAGTTTAGTATTCAGTTTATAAATACTGATAATTCAGCCCATGAATCAGTTGTTTGGCTAAGAAAAAATAGCACAAATGTCCCAAGTACAGCTAGTCGGTTTGATACTCCTGCTAGAAAAAGTGCTGGTGTATTTTCTTATGTAATTGGGGCGTGTAACTTTTATATAAATGCCGCTGTAGGGGATGTGATTAAACTTTACTGGGCTACGAATCAAGCTTATCAAGTTTCTCCTTCTGTCGACGGAGTATATTTACATGCTGAAGCAGCTGCTACAACCCCGCCAGACCCATATCCTCATCCAGCTATACCGTCGGTAGTTGTAACCCTCACCTACGTATCGTCTCTAACCACCGCTGGCGATGCCAATAACTTTGAAGAAGTAGCCCCAATTAGCGTCACAGGATTTGGACAGATTGGCACTGTAATAGTTAATACTACAAACACTATATAAATAAAGCCCTACATGATAAACTTTCAACAAATTACCAATACGAGGCGCGTATGAGCATTAGACAACTTAGTTCCGAGGTTGCAAAACGGGGTCGCAATGGCGACACAATGCTTATTCACGTTAACCCAAGAGAAGTCGCTGGACTGCAGTATTTAGGTGAGCGGTACGGCGCAAAGATGACAGTTAACCCGGATACGGGTTTACCCGAAGCTTTTAACTTTATGCGCTTTATGCCTATGATTGCTGGCGCAGCCTTATCCCCATTCATTACCCCTATGGGTGCTGCCGCAGTGGTTGGCGCAGTAGAAGGCGCAAGGACAAATAGTATAATGGGCGGTATAAAAGGTGCTTTAGGAGCCTACGGCGGTGCTGGTATAACAAGTAGTTTGGCTAGTTTTGGTGCAGAAGGTTTAGGACAACAAGCACTTCCTCAGTTAACAGAATTAGGAACACCTGCTTTAACACCAACAATAACCCCAGATGTTGCGTCAACTCTTACTTCTGCTGATACCTCAGCTTTAAATACTTTAGCGGCTGAACAAGGAGTATTTGCAGAAGGGGCTTCTCAGCTTCCAGGATCTATTTCTCAAACTGCACCGCCTACTACAGGTCCAGGGGCAGTTACTAGGGCAAATTTACAAGCTGGTATTGAGCGTGGATTTACAGACCCCGGTGCAGCATTTAAAGCAATAACAGCAGACCCAATGGCCACCGCTGCTCGTGTAGGTTCCCTTGCCATTAGTTCGCAAGAAGACAAACCGTATGAGCCACCAGAAAAGAAAACTTATGCTTCGTCAACTAAAGCTGATCCATACAAGCGTAACTATAGGGAAAACCCTAACCCATACGATACATCCAGTGAGTTTGAATACTTCCGACCCAATGCTCTTTATGTAAAAGAGGGCGGTTATATTAGGATGCAGGGTGGAGGTATGTCTACTGGGCTACCCGACGATTACACAGCTTACATGCAGCAGTTGCAGCAAATGATTAACTTAAAAGGCTCCCCCGCTGGATTGCCTCAATTCTCAGCCCCTATTTCTCAACCAGGGTTTGGCACTCAAATGACCAAAGCTTCACGCCCTAATACTTATGCTGATGGTGGACAAATAAATTTGCAGGGTTCTTTTAATTTAAACCCAAATAGTATGGGTCCACAAGCATTTGAAGGATCAAAGACTGGCGGTCCTGGTATGAGTCTTGATATGATGCGCCCTCAGCCAGCTGTTCTTCCACGAGCACCACAAATATCTCCAGGAGGACCAGGAGGATACGGTACGCAAATGGCTTTAGGCGGTATTACACGTATCCAAAAAGAAGGGCAGGTGCGTGGTAATGGGGACGGCATGGAAGATAAAGTCTATGGAAATATTGAAGGTAGGCAGAAAGTAGCTCTGTCTCGTGACGAATTTATCGTACCTGCTGACGTAGTATCTGGGCTTGGAAATGGTTCTAGCAATGCAGGTGCTGACAAACTATACAAAATGATGGACCGAGTTCGTAAGGCACGAACTGGGGTTAAGAAACAAGGTAAACAAATTAAAGGTGATAGATACGTACCCGCTTAACTATGTTACAAGTAATTCACGGATGTGATTTCTCGGACTGGATTTTAGAGCGTATGCCCGTTAAAAACGGGAAACCTAAGTGGTATTACACCATTGGTATTGGTAATGAAAAGAAGTTATTAGGTGGGGTAATTCTGTTTGATTATGACGGAATTAACATCTATTTTGGCGGTGCTAGTGACGGAAGTTCTAAGTATTGGGTAAACAAACGGGTTATTGGTGAAATTTTAAGTTACGTATTTAATAATTTAGGTTGCATAAGAATGACTGCAAGAACACAGCCTGACAACGCCAAGGCTAGACGTATGCTTGAAAGTTTAGGTTTTAAGTGTGAAGGAATTATTAGGCAAGGATACGGTACCAAAGACATGTTGATTTACGGTATCCTACAAAGTGAAGCAATGCGCTGGATGAAAAAAGAAGAGGCTATGGTATGAGCTTATTAAGATGGAAACAAAAGGTGATGTCCCCCGACGGTGGCGTGCTTAGAGATTCTGGTGGCGGTGGTGCACCTCAACAATCTACTACCTATACAAGTAATTTACCCGAATACGCTCAACCGTATTTTGAACGGGGTATGGAACGTGCCGAGGCTCTTTCTCAAGAAGGTTATATCCCCTACACTGGGCAACGTATTGAGGGCTATAGTCCCCAGCAACAACAACTATTTCAGCAAACTTATGGTTTACAGCGTCCTGGTGAATTAACAGGGGCTTCTCAAGCAACTGGAGCCGCAACGCTTGGTGCGCTAAATACTCAGTATGGTGCTGGACAATTCACTCCTGAGCGTGCTACTTCTTCCATGTTTGGAACGCCTGAGATGCAGCAATACATGTCTCCTTACCAACAGGGTGTAACTGATGTTGCTAAGCGTCAGGCTGCTCTTGACGCAATGAAGATTCAACAGGCTACTAATTTAGGTGCCGCTCGTCAGGGTACTTATGGCGGTGCTCGTCAACTTTTAGGGCAGACTGAAAGAGAAAAAGCTTTAGGAACTCAGTTATCTGATATTCAGACTAAAGGTCTTCAGTCTGCTTTTGAGAATGCTCAGGCTCAGTTTGAACGTGACCAAGCTCGTCGTATGTCGGCGCAGCAACTTAATATTGGTCAAACAATGGAGGCTCAGAAAGCCGCCGAACAATCCCGTCAGTTTGGTGCTGATGTAGGGTTACGTGGTCTACAGACTGCTCTTACGGGCGCTGGTCAACTAGGACAGTTAGGTAAAGATATACAGTCTACCGACCTTGCTAGATTACAAGCTCAACAAGCTGTAGCTGGCTCAGAGCAAAGCCAACGTCAGAAATCTCTTGATATGGCTTACCAAGACTTCTTGGCTCAACGTGAGTTCCCATATCGTCAGCTTGAGTTTTATAACGCTATGCTGCGTGGCTTACCTGTTAAAGCAGATACAACTTCATCTAGTTATCAGGCTCAGCCTAACGTGGCTCAGCAGGTTCTTGGTTATGGTATTCCAGCCCTTGCCTTATCCAAGGCATTTAGTGCTGCTTAAGGAGTCAATATGGAAATGCTAGGACTTCCGCTCGAGGAGCGTAAAAAAGCGTATGCAGGGGTAGATTTATCTTCCTTAATTACTAAGTACAACCAAGCAGAAAAACAAGGTGATTTGCCTACTATGCTGGCTTTGTTAGACATTATTAAGGCTGCTCCTAAAGGTAAGACCCCACCCATGACTACCGTCAAAGACGACATCATGGCTCAAGCAATGCCACAACCTATGCCTCAGATGCAACCACAAATGCAACCTCAGGCTAGTGTTCCTGGATTTGAAGGGGCTGTTACTGCGCTAGAAAACCAACAGATGCCAGTTAGCGGTATGGCTAATGGCGGTCCAGTTATGAACGTGATGCGTGATGGTGACGCATACGACGACCAACCAGGTCGTGATGAATATGCAGAAGGTGGCGTAGTTAAGATGTTTGGGGGTGGTATTCCTCCATACAATGTAGCCACTGCATCTATGGACGATTTAATTCGTTTTGCTCAGTTTGGTGATCCTAAAGCTGGAGAAGAACTTACTAGACGGCAAATGTCTGGGTTCCAATACCGTCCAGTTAGTCAATTAAATGCACCGATGCCACAAGGAGTTACGTTCCAACAAGCATTTCCTGGTGGTAAAACTCCTCCACGGGGGGTCCCTGGTGCTATGCCGCTTCCTCCGTCTCCAGCGGTAACCCCCGGCGCTGCGGCACCCCCCACCTCTTTAATGGGTAGATCACTTGGACTTTTAAAAAGAGCTGGTCCTTACGGCATTGCTGCAAGTATTGGTATCCCCATAGTAGGTGATGCACTTATGTCAACCGATAGAGGTACAGCTTCTGCAGAACAAGATCCTATAACTGCTATGCAAGGCACTGCCGGTCAACAAGATAGACCTGGTGTTACACCTATAACGACTGCTCCTGTTGCTGCACCTCCCGGTGCCGGTGCTCCCCCTCCTCCCCCCAGTGCTGGCGGGACTAGTGTTCCTGGTATTAGTGGGCTTGATTTATCTGCATTTAAGCCACGTTCCGCTGCTGATTTTGCAAAAGAACAAGAAGACTATTTAAATACTCAAGTTTCTGCTGGCAAGATTAAAAGTCAAGATGATATTAAGAAAGCTTTGGAAGAGTTCCGCACTGAAGGTAAGACTCGTGCAGAAACTGACCGTGCGGCTGCCAAAGAAGCTTTTAAAGAAAACCTACTTCTTAATGCCGCTGTAGCCGCCCCTCAGTTCTTAAGAGGTAGAGGATTAGATCAGGCTACTGCTCGTTTTGGCGAAACTTTTGCTCCAATGGCTCTTGAAACCGCAGCTCAAAAATCTAAAGCAATGAAAGAAGCTACTAAGTATGAGCGTGATGCTAACGATAAATTCCGTTTGGCTCAGATTGATATGGATAAAGCAGATCGTGCTACTGCCGAAGGGCGTTTTGGTAAAGGTCAAGAACTCGAACAAAAAGCTTCAACAAACTTCCTAAATGCACAGTTAGAAAAATATAAAGCCGATACTTCGTACGCAGCCACAATGGGTTATGTTGATCGTGTTGTTGCTAAAGGAATGATTGATGCAGCTACTGAACGAGTTAAAGCTTTACAACTAAACACTGAGTTTAGAAACTTACCAATGCAGGATCAGCAACGTATTATTAATAGTATCTTGCAGCAAGCTGTTCCTGGCATAGGTGGATTACAGACTAACAGACCTCCAATTCAAAACGTACCTGGCTAACCTATGAGAATCGTTGAAGACCCAACACTGGGTAGATTGACGTATCCGGACTCTATGTCCGATGCCCAAATTTACGCTGACATTGACAATCGGTTAATGGGTCTTTTAACCCCTAAACCTAAAACTACGGCGTTAGGTCAAGTTAAAGAGTTTGGTAAACAATTAATTCCAGGTGCTGGTGGATTACTAGAACAAGCTGCAAAGGGTGTGGCTGGTTATGGTGCAGATGTTCTTCAACAAAAATTTGGCGTCGGTCCCGGTGCAGAACCTGTAGTTGGTGGTATATCTGCCCTTACCCAAAAGTATGTAAAAGAACCTTTAGGTGAGTATTTTGAACCCGCCCCTGGCTATGAAGTTGCACCTAAATTAGGTCAGGCTGTTGGTTCCGTATTAGGTATTGCAGCTACTCGTGGTTTAGGACGTACCGCTCCTCTTGCTACTGGTATGGGCGCAGGGGCTGGTGAACAAGTTGAACGGGCTATAGAAGCTGGTGCTTCACCCGAGCGTCGTATGCAAGCTGCTGGTATGGGTGCTTTAGTAGGTTTAACTGAGGCATTGCCTATTGAGTTAGCGTTTGCCCGTACCATGAAGTTAATGCCTGGTTCAGTAATGAATCAAGGTTTACAGGTTGTTCGTAACGCCGCATTGACTGGTGGTGTAGAAGCCGCACAAGAAGCTGCACAAAACTTTTTACAGAATTTAATTGCTAAAAATGTTTACAAACCTGACCAAGAACTCATTGAAGGTGTTGGAGAAGGTGCCGCTTACGGCGCTGGTGCAGGTGCGATATTCCAAGCAGCTCTTGATTTAACGGTAGGGCGTAGAGCAGTTCGGGCAACTCAAAAAGCTCAAGAAGCTAAGACACCACAAGAAGCCGCAGAAAAAGTTGCGGAAGAAGTTGCTAATCCAGAACTTACCGAAGAAGAAAAGAAACAACGTCAACGTGCCGAGATTCGGCAAAAGCAGCTTGACCGTGGCATCAACCTCATTGACGAAGACGACCTGACTGCTTTAGGTATTAAACCAGGCAAGAAAGCTGAAGCCTACAACAAGTTGTTAGGTAAGAACCTTAGTGATCCGGATGAGCTCGAAGCAATTCGTAAAACCTTTGATAACTATTTATCAGGGACACGACAAAAGCTTAATGACATTACAACTATTCAAAGGGTGTTAGATAAGCAGATTGCTGGCGAACCACTTGATCTATTTGAGACTTTAGTTGCTAAGAATTACAACGGCGAGGACATTGACGCATACCTTGATGGACTTATTACTAACTTACAGGCTCGTGGTCCAGCTGCCGTTGTACCCCCTATCCCTACCCCTCCCTCTACCCCCCTTACTAAAGAACAACAGTACGCCCAGACATTACAGCGTATGCGTGAGTTAGGTCTAAAGACTGAAGCAGAGATAGAAGCTGAAGCCAAGCAGACAGGTAAAGAGCGTAAAGAGAGTGAGAGTCAGCTAAAACAGTTAAAGAAACTTGGCGTTCCTGTAGAAGCTATTACCCGTGGAGAAGCCCTTGCTGGAGCACAGCCTGACTTATTTGGCGACATTACTACCCAGCAGGGTACCCGTGGTACAGGAGCCGAAGCCGAGTTTGCCCGCCAACGTGCACAGTTTGAAGAGAACTTACGTCAACTTCGTGTAGCCTCAGGTGCCGCAGTTGCTGGTGTGCCTGATGCCGATACTGTGGTGCAGGCTACCGCCGCTAGGGTTAAACAAGATATTGCGACTATACCGTTCTCAATCCCAGAACTGTTGCAGGTTCGTAACTATATAGTACGCCAAGGTACAGAAGTCCCCGGTGCTGAAAACCTACTTTTAGATATTGATAATCGCATTGCTGAGTTAGGTGGTACCGCCCCAGATGAATCGGCACAGATGGAGATGTTCCCACAAGAACAAGGTGAATTACCGTTAGGCATACAAGGTGAACTATTTGAGCCTGCCCCTGCTGGCACTTTACCTACTGAAGAAGTTCCTCAAGAAGGGCTTAACAAAGCAGGGTTGCGTGAACTAGGCATAGCTCCCAATAGTAAGACAATGCAAGATGTTGCAGGGAAGAACCTTACTGATCCGGGCGTAGCAGAAGCAATCCGTGCCGAATTAGAACGTGTGGTACAAGCTCGTGCTAATGATCTAAAGAAAGCCGAAACCAATGTCGCTCTTAGCCCTGACAAAGAACTTGCTAATACTGCAGTGCAAGAAGCCCGTGCTCGCTACGCAAATGCACAAAGAAACTTAGAACTATTCCCACTTTTAGAACAACCACGCTTGCCGTTTGATACTGGCAGGGGTGAAATACTACCAGAAGCCTTCCCAACTCCAACCCAACAAGAGGAAGAAGGTCGATTTAGAAGAATAGAAGAAAAAGAAACTAGAGCAGAAATTGCCGCTGTTCCAGAAGTAGCTACATCTGATGACATACAACAACTTATTGATACGATACGTCCTCTAAGAGGGCCCATAAACAAACCTCCAAAGACAGTAGGCGATAAAGTAATCTACCCCTACACCCCAGAACAAGCAAGGACTTATGACGACAACCTGATGGCTTTGTTTCAAGCAGTTAAAGGACCAGGTCGGATACAGTTACGCTTTGATGCCACCACCCCTCAAGCACTTGACCTTAACCGTGCCGTAGCTAAAGCAGAGGGCTTTTTACGGAATTTAAGTAAAACCGAACGTAGCCGCCTTGCCGCTCGTTTGATGGAAGAAAGGGGCAGAACTGCTTCCCGTGAGCAGGTTACTAAGGTAACTAGCAAGCAAACTCGTAGAGAGCAAGAGGCATTCCCTGAGGAAACCCGCACTGAAGAAGGTGCTGTAAAAACAGGGCTACGCAAAGAAATTAAAGAACAAAAAGCAGAAGACGCCCGTATAGCCCGTGCTAAAGAGGAAGAGCGTAGAGCTAGAGAAATTACTCCTTTAATACAAGTTAGAGCCGCAGTCGCTGCTGTACTTAAATATGGTTTACGCCCACAACAAACAATAGCTGACGTACGTGACTTAGCTAATGCCTACATGGGAATTGACGAGAAGCTAGATGTACCTGGGTTTGCCAAGGCTGTAAGCGAAATTCCCCTTAATAAATTTAAAGAGTTATATGCAGATGAGATACTGCGTCTGACTAACATCGACATCCGTGAAGCCCAACGTAAAGACGAACGTAGGTTCGAAGAGGAAGAAGAAGCTAAACTCGTTGAAGCAGAAAAGAAAGAAGAACAAGCTAAGAAGGATGTAGAGACTGCTAAGAAAGCGGTTGATACTCGCATCGAATCTATGCCTGCCAAGCCATTGGCAGATGTTATTGAAGACGTTGTAGATATTGATGCTGGTAAAAACTATCCATTCCTCCGTGCTATTTCTAAGAGTGACGTATCTAAAGGTCTTCAAGACCGTATTGATTCTGTGTTTGGCAAGATAAAGGGTGAGAAGTTAACTGACGCAGAGATTGTTGCCGAAGCCAAGGCTTCTGAAGCTGCCGAGAAAAAAGCTAAAAAAGAAGGTAAAGCTATACCTGAGCTATCTAAACAACGTAAGAAGCTTAAGAAAGACTACGAGACTAATAACTGGAGGGTGTTTGACATTGACCCAGCCTACGTAATTTTGCGTAGCGGCGATAAGTATGCAGTTATTACCCCGGCACGCTTTAGTGCTAAAGAGATTGCCCAAGACTTTAAGACTAACTATCCAAACGTTAAATCTGTAGAAGTAAGTTCGGGCATGGCTATGAATACTCGCTATGTAGTGTTTACTGCCCCTGCATCAGGAATTTTTGCCGTAGAAACTAGACCTGCAGAACCAATTGCATCTAAGCGTACCCGTGGCTTGCAGCGTCTTGCTACCGAACGTTTTGATAAAGCGGTGCTTGAAGTACGCAACGAGATTGGCAAGTCTACCTATAAAGATTTGGCTGATGGCACCACTATTGATCGCCTAGTAGAAAAGTTCGGTCTTGAAAGAACCGTCCGTGCATTGATGGACGAAGCTGCTACCCGTGAATCTCAGCGTGAGAAGGTCGGCGAGTTCATGATGGACGACCGAGTCCTCGGCAAAGCTATGGAGTACCTCAAGGGTACGTACGGTGTAGTTGTGCAATTTGCAATGCCTAAAGAATCTACATATAAACTTGTTCAACAATTTAATTTTGCAGAATCTAAAGATACTTACAATGCGGAAACAATGTTAGCAACTATTTCTAGTTTTGGTGGAGATAATCAAATTGCTCGTGTTGCTAAAATGCTTTTAAAATCCCCAGTTATAGCTAAATATGAATTACAAAATGTTCGTGTAGTTCAAGACAGAAGTACAGAAGGTGCTTACTACGCTAATTTTTTTGAAGACGGCAAACGAAAGTCTTTTATTGTTATAGGTAGTCAATATATAGGTAGTCCATATGTAGCTTTGCACGAAATTATTCATGCGTTAACCGTAGGACAAATTAAAAAAGTTCAGTCACCTGAGTACAAACGCACGGGTGCTGAATGGGAAACCGCCGCGGATAACTTAATCAATCTGTATAAATTTGTAGATCAATATTATGTTAGTAATAATCCTAATAAATCAAAACCGTATGGTTTAAAAGACGCTGATGAATTTGTATCTGAGGCTATAGTTAATGAAGACTTTAAAAATTATCTTAAAAGTATATCTATAGCAGATATGCGCAAATCTTTAGCTCCTAATCAACAGACTTTACTTAACAAAATTATTATTAATACTAAAAATATGTTCCAAGCATTTACCCGCTTGTTACGTAAAACTTTAGGTCTACCTGATAGTTCTAAGACCGTGTTTGATTTAACAATAGACAACATTGGTAATTTAATTGGTGGTACCCCTAGTGAAGCCATAACTAAAGGTACTATGAAAGAAATGGGATCTATATCTCAGCGAGCCCCGACACCAAATAAGTATGGGCGGGATCCAGTACCCGCCGACGTTATAAAAATACTGGATAGTATTAAGAATAACCCAGCGCTAAACGTGCCCGTATTCAAGGGCAAGGAAGATGCGGTTTTAGCTGTTAAGACAGGGGCATTGCCGTTCTTGGCAGTAAATCAACTACGTGATATTTATAGTAGTAACCCTAGATTAACTGAGTTAAAAGACTACTATGAGTCCACCCAACGTATGGGCGGATATAGAAACATGCTGCGGGAGAAGTATGCCAACGCACTTAACGACTTTCATAAAGTACGCAAAGCGTACAAAGGCAAACCTTTAGTTGAACAGTTAGACGAGGTTATTAACGAGGGTTCCCGCCTTGAAGTAGATGTGCTTAAGCCAAATAAAGACTACACAGACCCTGTTGCTAAGGCTGATCACGCACGCTTACAGGCAATGTACGATAAGTTCCCAGAGGACGTTAAGTCTTTCTACAAGAAGTACCGTGATACTAACGGGTTTGTACTTGACGAGATTAAGAAGTCAATGATTGCTAGGGCACAAAGCTATGTAACTGACCCTGCCGATAAAGCCGAAATCAAAGCGATGGTTGAGAAAAAGATTGACTCGTTCAAGGAGAAGGGTCCTTACGCACCATTGATGTTCTTCGGTAACAACTGGGTAACTGTACAGATGGCAGAAGATAAAGTCCTGCCGTTCTCCTTTGAGACCCTATCTCAGGCTAAAGAGTTTGCCAAAGAAATGAAAGCTAAAGGGTATGAGACCAAGAGCTTTGAGTCTATTAAAGAACTTAAAGCCAAAGGTGCCCCCCGTGCAGGCTTCTTTAAAGAACTAGAGAAAGTTCTTGACCGTAACAGGGTAAACCCCAAAGCTAAAGATGAGCTGTATCAGATGACTTTAATGTATCTGCCTGAAGAATCGTTTATGCGTCAGTTCCAAAACCGTAAAGGTGCCCCTACTTATGAACGGGATGCCCTTAGGAACTATGAGGAGTTAGCCGACCGTGTGGTTCATCAATTGCCAAGAGCCCGTTACATGATTGACATGGACAACGCTATTGAGGCAATGAAGAATAAAGTTAAGCAAGACCCTGATGATGTATCAAGCCGTGTAGTTGCCGAGATTGAAAAGCATTACGATTCTTCAATCCAGCCTAAGATTAGCCCTGCAGCTACCTTCCTAGGTAATCTAGGTTTTGCTTGGTATATGGGTGCTAACCCATCCGCTGCGTTGGTTCAGCTGTTCCAAATTTCTGGTGTAACTGCACCGTATCTGTACCCTGTTTACGGTATTAACAACGTAAATTCTGAACTGTATCAGGCGGCTAGAGATTTCTTTGGTGGTAAAACTGAAGTTGGACGGGGTATTTTTAGTATTAAGAACAACCCAAATCTAACCGCTACTGAAAAGAAAGCTATTCAAGAGCTATATGACTTAAACGTAATACCCCCAGCTGCTACCGAAGTTGGCGATATTGAAACTATGACGGGGCTAAAGTCTAGCACCCCAATGGAACGCACCCTAAAGAAGATCAACATGATCATGGGTTACATGTTCCAGAATGCCGAACGGTTTAACCGTGAAGTAACTGCATTGGCTGCTTTCCGTTTAGAGTACAACCGCTCTAAAGATTACGCTAAAGCAATGCAAGCCGCAAACGATACGGTAGTAGAGACTCAAGGTGATTACTCTGACGTAGGTACCGCTCGTGTATTTAAGCACCCAGCTGCCAAAGTATTGCTGATGTTTAAGAAGTTCATGCAGATGATGATCTATATGTATAGCCGCAACATGCAGATTATGATGCAAAGGGGCTTTACTCCTGAAGAGAAGCGGATTGCCCGCAACCGTTTAACAGGTCTGTTAGCTGCATCCGCCATGACTTCAGGTGTTACAGGCATGCCGTTCTACTGGATTGCCGAGACAATTATGAACGCTATCGGTGATGACGACGACCCATACTACGATTTCACCACCAGCTTACGTGAGACCATGCCTGAGTTTATTGTGTCGGGTATCCCATCAGCCTTAACTCAAGGCAACATTGCGTCCCGTACTGGATTTAGAGATATGCCGTTAATAGGCTTTATGCCTGGAGTTGGTTCAGGTGCATCAAAATCAAGCGATGCTGAAGGCGTAATTATGGATACCCTCAAAGTTGCTACGGGTCCAGTTGGTGGCTTGTTCCTAAACATTGGTCGGGGTGTTGATCAGATTAACGACGGTAAAGTCTATCGTGGTCTTGAAACAATGGCTCCATCACAAATCAAAAACTTTATGAAGGGGTATCGTTTTGTAGATGAGGGCACAGCTACTACACTACGTGGCGATCCGTTGGGAGAAGTTACCACTTATGACGCAGCTATGCAGGCACTAGGATTTGCACCTCTACCTATTGCAACGCAACAAGAAAAGAACAATGCTGTAGTTAAGATTCAAACCGAGGCAATGCGATCTAAGCAAAGAGCCTATGCGTTAATTAACTTAGCGCAAGATGCTAATGACTCAGAAGGGTTTGATGACGCACTAAAACTTGTTGATGAGCATAACAAGAGATTCCCAGGCTTTGAAATTAAACCAGACCAACTTATTAGTTCCTTAGAGAAGCACGCCAAGCGGTCAGCCGAGATGCTTAACGGTGTGTACATTGAGAAGGGCTTGCGTCCTTACCTCAATAAAGTTGCAGACTGAAAAAAACCCCGCTTTTGAGGGCGGGGTCTAAAGTCACTTCTCACGAAAGGAAAACACTATGAGACGTCTGCTGAACAATCTCGCCACCATATTAACATAAAGTCCATATTCTGACCCCCAAAACACCGTTTTCTATGCGGGTTCTAAGGATAAACTCAGGTATCTTATGGTACTTAAGCTCGGTAGATAGGGCGTTTTTAGCCCACTCTGTGTCTAGACACGGCACAAATAAGGACGAAGGGCTACGTCTTCTAAGCCCTTCCCAATCAATTTCGTACCTAGCTCCGTCTAATACTAATACGTCCATTTCTTGATAGGTCCGTAGTCAGGATGCTGGGCTACGTTATTTTCACCATACGTATGTATGTTGTAGCCAAGAGAGTGCATATAATCCAACAACTCCATACGCCTTTCCTTATACCAAGTTTTCCATGTCCAGGCTTCAAATATCACAGGTGGGAAGTTGTTGTCAGATAAAGTCTTAGTAGCGCCGCGGAGTACTGCTAACTCCATACCTTCTACGTCTATCTTAATAAGCCGTATATTGGGTATCTCTAAGCCGTCTAGAGTTATCATCTCCACCCGCTCCGTATTGCCAAGGGTATTGCATTCGTACTGATTCATACGGACTTCTAGGTCTAAACTAAACGCACCGATGTTGGGTTCTTTCAAATAATCAGGCATGCCAATAGACACCACACCTGCTTTATCCGACACTGCTAATGGATAAGCTGCTGTATTTGCTAAAGAATTTAAGATTATATTCCCGCAAAGCTGGTAATAAATCACCCGCTGCGGTTCAAAACAAAGATAGGTATGTTGTGGGAATTTCTTGGCAAGCGGTATCGTATAGCTTCCCATATTAGCCCCAATATCTAAGACAAACCCTGGTTCTTTCCCATCTATTAAATGCCTAGAGAACTCTTGAAGTTCAGGCTCATACCCTCCCGTGCGTACCCCGTTAGTAACAATGTCGGGCTTATCAAAGACGATATATTGGAGTTTGCCATCCCCTACTACATAGGCTCTAGGTAGGCTCATTTAAGGTTCCCCCCTGCTTTAATAATGTCACCACCAAAGATGTACGTGCCTACGTGCTGTAGTTTAATGAACGGATTAGCGTGTACTTTGCCCCCGTGCTTACGCCATAGTTCACAGAAGTGGTAATCTTCAGACAGCATGCACCCAGTATCGTCAATGCTCAAACCAAAGAATTCACTAGTTAAAGGCTTGACGTATTCCCCGTCTACCTTATGGGTTGAGGTGCGATATTCAGGGACATGGGGTGCTAACTTCTCGAATACCCCCCGTTTAATCATCATAAAGCCCGTGCCCCCGTGCCTGACTTCTACCATGCCAGTCTCGTCGGTTTCAATAACTTCACCTTGCTCTGCAGCAAAATTAAGGACAAAGGCACCAGCGTAGTCCTGTAGCCCTGTCTTACCTTCCTTAGCGGCTTTCTCTACCTTAGCCCAGTCGACTTCTTTTTTAGGGTAGATACCACAGGCTATGTCTTTGTCTGCGTTTATTAAAGTTACTAAGTCTTGCCCCTCAAAATGGATGTCTGCATCAATAAACATTAGATGCGTGAGTTCAGGCTTACTTAAAAATATACGCACAAGTTCGTTGCGACCACGAGTAATAAGGCTCTCGTTGCCAATCTGAGTAAAGTAAGTTGGTACACCAACACGTTGAAGTGCGTTAATGGCTGTTAGGACCCCTACTAAGAAATGACCCGTGCACATACCCCCGTACATAGGGGTGGCAATCATTAGCTTGCGTTGTTCTTTAGGTGCTTCGATTGGTTTTACGTCTACTGGTTCCATGTGTTTTCCTTGGTTAACAACGACCGTCGTCGTCTTTGTCATCAAAAAAGTGATGACTCTTTAGCTTTCGTTCTTTGATAATTTTCTTGACCTTCTTCATGGCTCTTTCCTCTATCTGAGAGACATGCGCCCTAGTCATACCAAGAACATCAGCAATTTCTTGCTGAGTCATATCCCGTTCAGAAGATTTTTTATTGCCTGCCATTTACTCTATGCTTTCTTCGTTCTTGTTTTTGATGGTATATCCCCCGTTTCTTTTCCGTCAATCCCATTATCTCAGTTAGTAGATCTCGTTCTTCCCTGTATTGTTTAAGCGTTACCCCCATGTAACGAGCAGTTTTTCGCTCTTCCAAATATACAAGTTGCTCTAGACTTAGTGTTAATCTTTTCACCATTTCTCCGATGTTAGTTGTTCAATCTGCCTACGTAATTTAAGAGTCTCTGCTTCTAGTTCTCTAATCCTGTCTTGTAACAGGTGCAGTTGATTGCGTAACATTTCTTCACGGGTCTCTTGTTCAATGTAATCTGCTAATGTTTTTATACTAGCACCGCTGTCTACAATATGCGGAGGTGATGCGTTCTTACGGTCTTCAGTCGTAAAGGTGGTCATGTTTTAATCTCCTCAAAGTTATAAAACCATTCGTCCTTGGCACTCCATTTTGCGTGGTTCTCAACACTATATACATCAGTAGGTATTTTAAAGTCAGGTATTTTTAGCACGGCAGGTACTAGCGATACGTCATACCAAAGGCAGCGATTGTTCGGCTGGCAGGCAAACTGCCCGTTGTCTAGCTTAATAAAGTTGTACGACTTATGTTCCTCGACCCCTTCGCTAAAGCTAGTATCAATACGGTTGGTATCAGGCGATGCAAAGTCAATAGTGAATAGGTAGTTGCCAAAGTGATATTGCCTGTCTTTACCGTAGAACTTGACCTTAAGCCCACGCAGGTTAGACTTCTCAATCACTGCCATGTCATACGATAGGCAATCCCATATTTGCAAGTGATCTAGTGGTAACGGCTCGGCTACTTCTTTCCACACGTACGCACTGAGCGGTAGCTTGTCGTACAACGCACCGTAGTTGGTCAGCATAGATTCAATACGGAATGCCTGACCCTTGATTGCCTTGGCTGTCATCCACACGCATGGTTCAAGAATACCGTGTCCATGCTCTTGATTGTATAAAAACTCAGTACGCACAAAGCATTTTACTGGGGGTATGTTAGCTACTAGGAATGTCATTCTTTACCTTCCTTGTATCGCAAAACATCTGCTTACTAAACGCATCCAATACCGCTTGCCTTGTTCTGTCATCAGGCATCTCTGCCAATTCTTTATTTATCAACTCAGTCATTTCTTCTATAAACTGCTTTGCTGTTATAGCTATAGCCATTATTTTTCCTGTGCCTTTCTTAGTATTGCTCTTGCAAACCGCATAATAAAATTATCGTAACCAACATTTTTTAAATGGCATTGTGCTTGTATGTGCCGTATTTCCTCATCTGTTAGTTCTTTTACTGAATGGGTATAGAGTGGAATAGAGTACTGCTCATCCTGTTCTCTACGCACAACGGCTTTAATAATATGGGTTAGTGGAATTACATCAAGCTCTATCCACGCTACTGGTTCATTGTTACGCTCCGCTTGTGCTTTGTTTAACTTAATTGAAGAGTCCAAGCCGTTTTCTAGGTCGGAGATGTATTCCCGTAGCACACCAATCATATGTCCAGCTTCATCTAACTCTTTTGCTTGCTGGCGTAGCATGGCGGATACTTCTTTACTATGGGCGCAACAAGACCACTCATTTATATCAGCTAGTTCATTGGCAGTCATTTCTCTTGTGCCTTTCTCAGTTCTTTAATTTCTTCAAGCATTTTTTCCATCAGGTCTGCGCAATAACCCATAAAAGGAAATTTGGTTGTTCCATTAGCGACACTACGTGCCAGCCCAATAGTATTTTCAACTGTTCGTATGCTTACCTTTCTCATTTCTGAATCCTCTTTTTAATTTGTCATACCCAATTAAAATTAATTACTGCTCTATATAGACTTTGTTTTGGTGGTTGCCCTGCGTGTAATATTTGATTATCAAAACAAACAATTCTCCCTTTCTTGGGGGCTACTGATTCAATAATTTTGTAATCTTTATCAAAAAATAAAGTGTTACCATCGCTATCATTTATGTAATAAATAGCAGTAATTCCTTTTTCAATATTGTCAATATGCACAGGGTAATGTTCGTTTTCTGCGTAGGATAAATCTTGATAATTAAGATTTAACTTACACTTTACTAAATTTTTTGAACGTAATATTTCTGTTTTTGCCATTAAATAAAATATGATTGGTTCAATATGCGTCATATAAGAAGAACGTACTTCGTTATCCCTAAAAAATCCATGCGTAAATTGAGGGTTTTCTTTCCCAGGAACAGAATAATAAGTAGAAAGTGTATGTTTATTGTAATAAAGAGGAAGTGTTGCATCAGTTATTAAATTTTCTAAGTAGTCTTCATAAACACTACTAATGAAGTTATCTATTATTTCTATTTTCATTTCTGAATCCTCTCCCATAACTCAGACAATGGCATCCCTTTGATCTCTCTCCAGCCAATGTGAATACAGGCATACATAATGAACAGGAAGAAGATAAACACCACCGCAAATATCAGCACCGCACAGGTAGCGACAAACAGGGCGAATAGATTAAGTATTGTGACGATCATTTTTCTCTCTCCACTAACGCTTTGTTCATCGTTATACTAGACTTCAAACCCTTTTCTAGGTCAGAGACATATTCCCGTAATACACCAATCATGCCACCAGCTTCGGCTAATTCTTTTTCCAATTCATTTATCCTGTTGTTAAGGTAAGTAATTCTGTTCTCTCGATTTATTACTTTTTCTGCTAACGTTCTTGGTGTTTGTTTAGCTAGTTGGTGTTTGGTTAGTGCTTTCATGCTCAATTTGCCATCAAGAGTACAGTCAAAACAAAGAGAAGGAACGCAATGTAAACACGCTTAAGCCAATATTCTTTGTTCAATACACGTGGGTCGTGGATTAGATAGCTTTGTAACTCCAACATATCTTCATCACGCTCTATGTATGGCGGGTTTGCTAACTTGTTAAGATAAACTGCATCACCAATCTTTACTTTGCCGTTGTTGTATGGAGTATCTTTCATTCATCACCTCCTGAAAATTGTTCGCTCTTAACCTTCATTAGCCGTTTATCTAGCCCGTCTTCTTTTACAAATCCGTGCATTTCAAGACGATCAGAAGTTAAACACCTGCCACCCTTAATAACAAACATAATGCCTGTTATTGCGTCCATCATATACACAGTTTTATTCATATCGGTTAAAAAATATACTGGGGTAACTACCCGTTCCATACCGCTTATATCGGCAAGATATAAGTCTTTATCTTTCATCCAAGATTTTTTAGACGATGCTTTTGGTCCAATAGGAAAACACGAATAAGTAGCTGCACATAAATGGCTAATAGATTTACGCACACCAACAGGTCTTAGATTAGCTTTCATCGCCAGCCTCTACCAACTTATTTAAATACCATTGTGCTTTCTTAAAGTCCTCTTGTGGATTACCTTTATGATCAGCACGGCTAAGATACTTCAACGTGTTGCCATGCAAGAATCCTTTGAACGCTTCTGGAGACAACTTAGCTTGCAGGTAGTCAATCGTTTCTATACCCCCCACCTTATAGTGTGGGGGTTGGTTTACTACATCAACAGACTCGTCTTTGTCGTCTTTATTATTTGCTGTTTTCCAATTCATTGTTTTCTCCGTCTAGTATGTCAATAAAATGCCCCCTACTTGAATCCAACACGATGCAATACGATGGCGGGGTAGGGATGTCGGTGCCTTTTCCAAGGCGTTTCTTTTCGTTTCTAACGTAAATGTTTTTCTCTTTTAATTCAGCAATTAAATCTTTGTAATACAACTGACGCTGGGCACACCAATTCCTTAGTTCTTCTACTGGTATGAAGGTCAGATTGGTATCAGGCTCGTGGCGGATACGCAATTCGTTTCGTGGCTCACGGATAGCAGGTTTTGCCATGCCGAGTCGTTTGTCAACACCGTCGTCAATAATTAAGATGTTGTTGATGTGTGTCCTGATAAAGTCAGATAGGATCATGTCATGGTCGGCTTTGAGACTTTCTACGTCAGCACGCATATAAGTAACCATCTCTAGTGCCCACGCATAGATACGTTTTAAGTCATAGTCATGCAGTCCTAACTGCTGAGCGTAGTGCCCACCCGACATAACAGATGCAATTAATGCTGACCAAAAGCGTTCTTTGTTCGTGGCACATACTTCTTTATCAAACCGAGTCTGCACTTCGCCCATGAACTTAAGCATTTCTTTAATGTGTGGCACTGCGTATCGTATATAAATTTCGCCTGCAATACCGTAGTTATCAAACATTAAGGAGAACTGCTCGTCTGCGGTTTCTTTGGTTAGCTTCTCATTACCAAATACTTTTACTTCAAATACCCGCATCAACTCGCCCTCAGGTAAGGACTTAATCTGCTGAATCTTTTCGTAGAACGATGCGTTACTACTGCCTAGCACTATGGTTGCCCACTCTGCCATATTCAAACGCTCGGCATTTACCTGTGACTGCATACGATTACGTGGTCTTCCTAGTGTTATGGCATATGCAAAGTCTGAGAACTCCTCAGGTTTCATATTGGTGATCTCATCGACTGTGACGGGTAGATGACTCATAACCCCCAAGCGATGGAGACGTGACAGTTTAGTATCTTCCGCGTGAAGCATTAGCTTATCAGGGTGTCCATACACACTATTGCAGACCCGTAGGATGGTTGACTTACCTGTGCCTGACTCTTTAGATACGTAGTTAACTAGCACCCCACGATGATTAGTGAACTTAAACAGCGGTGCACCAAACGCACATAAAGCACCAAACGCATTTGCTTCCATGCCCTCTTCTGCGTAGCAGTTAAATACTTTCTTCCACTGGTCAAGGTCGCCTTTCTTCCGAAGAAGCGGTGCGGTGTTTCTAGTAACGGTAGACGGTGGACAAAAAATCATACTGCCTGTGTCGTCTATCTCCCGCTCACCCAAGATAAATTTACTATCATCGTCACTCCAGCCAAACCTAATGCTGGCAACTTCTGATTGCATGGTCATTTGTAACTCCTTAGTAAATCTAGCGATGTAAGCCATTAATGCGTCCATCTGTTTCCCTGGCAACGCTACAACACCTTGTTTAGTGAGAGCGGCTCGACACCCATCCTTCGACATGGCATCGGTCAGGGTCATAGTAAATTCACGAACACCATCTTTTGGAAGGTGCAATCTCAAACTCAACGCTTCTGAACCATCGTCCATGATGCGTTTAACTAGATATAAATCGTTCTCATAAATTAATGTTGGCTCTTCTTCGTCGCCAAACGCTTCTCTATAAACGCCACCATTCTTGCCACGGAAATATGGGAATGGTAGTGACGGAATCTTGAATGTGACTTCTTCTTGGAATACTTCGCTCTTCTCTACTACTTCGTTATCTTCTTCGCCTGCACGGGCAATCTCTGCCCCAATTTGTATTGGTGATGTAATCTGATTACGATGGATGCAACCTTCGCAACCACCTACCCGTATCTTCTCAAACGTTGCACAAGTGTACGGTCCTTTAATTAACGCAACCTTATCTTCTGTATCGTGTGGGGTGTAGCCCGGGTGCCCTTTAGATACTTCGTGAATAGCTGTATCTGCGTCTTCACAGAAAGCTGGTATTGATAGTACCGCTCTCCACAACGGCTCTTCAAGCGTGGCTTGATTCTCAATCATGTACTTAAGTTGCAAGCAACCTTTATCTTCTCCAATCTTGCGAACAATCGTAGAAAACTTGTTGATGTAATTACCCATAAGTGCCTTGGTAACGGCATCCATAGGTCTGCGTACTTTTTTGGGTACGGGTATTATTTCACCAAATTTCTCTTTCAGTTCCTCAAAACTGCAAGTGCCACCCTTGAGAAGTATCTCTACTTTCTTAGGTTCTTTACCTTTGTAATTAAAGGTTTCAGGCACACGAAGTATCCGAGCCGAATCGGAAGTTACCGAAGCGTCAGCTTTTAAGTCGTGTATTGCACATAATGATTTTAAAGACTCAGCAACACGATGCCACCTGTCGATGCTCGTGTCTTCTGTAAGACTCCAGTAAACGTGTATCCCGTTACCTGAACTTACAATCGTAGGCTTAGGTAACTTAAGTTCCTTGCAAAAGCGACCAAGGTCAGCAATTGCATCTTCCTTAGTTGGATACCCTTTCCCATCACCGCAGTCTAAGTCTAGCCAAAAGGCTTTGACCGCCATAGCGTTGGCTTGAGTTCTCTCATCAGGTGTGCCGTACTTAGCAAGCCCGAAGAATACATCCCAATTTTTTGAAGCAAACTCTGTTACCTTTGCTTCTACTTCATCGAGTGTCTCGACAAATTTTTGTTCTCGCAGTTTGCCTTTCGACATACCGACAACGGCGTAGTATCCCCCGTCGGCTGTAACTGCCTTTATAAATTCTTTGTTCATGGAAGGTCACTTTAAAAAGATTTTTTACGGAGTTTTTCTATTGCTTCCTTGATCTTTTCTAAGTAACGTTCCTGAGGTTTAGTTTTATTTAAGAACCAGTGGTAAACAGTTTGTCTTGTGACACCGAAGAATTCTGCAACATGGGATACAGGAATTTCCCGTTGTGAGCATATAAGTCCTAACTGCACCCACGGTAGAGAAGTATCCTGATCCTTGATGCGATCTACAAGTCTTTTTGTATATCCTATTTCCATATCCCCAAGCGGGGTTTCCCCCGCACCCTCTATTAGTCAGCCCATTGATCAAGAACGTTCTTTAAATCCTTTTTAGTTTCAGTCGTTGGTTTATCCGACTTACGCTTAGTAGGTTCTTTTTCTTCAACTGCTGGTTTGGCAATAGATTCAGCATCGCTTTCAACACGATCTGCTTGAGCTACGGTCATGGTAATCGCAGACAAAGCTGTTGGTGATTTGCCTTGTGCAAGAGCTGCATCTATTTCATCATCTGTCAACCAACGGACAGGCTTGAATGTCAAGCGTGGGGTAGCCGACTTAGTATCAAACTTGGCTTCAGTTACTACAACAGTGATGGGAGTGCGTTGGGCTTTTAGATACTTAGCGTATGCTTGCATAGGCATACGATCTCCTTCGGGTTTGCCGAAAATAGATTGCGACGGCAGGGTTAGTTGATACACATCGCCCTTCATGTCGTTCTCAAGCACAACCGCTAGACGCTGGCTAAATCTGCAAGCACGGCTGGTGCCTTGACCTGAACCCTTAATATTCTGTGGGCAGTCCATACAAGTTTTTGCCTGTGGTGACTCGATTGAACTATCAGGGCTAACTCCGTCACCTGACCAACACGCTGGTGCCACATTCTTGCCTTCTTCGTATGTGCCTTCGTAGAAAGTCCGTGAGACATTTGGTGCCGCATTGACAATAACAAAGTTCATAGAACGGTCTTCGTTAACTGCAATCTCTTGACCGCCGTCGATTAAACGGAATACACCGCCACGAATCGAGATTCGTTTTGCACCGCTTGACCCTGCAAGTGATGTAGTGATGTCGTCTAGTTGACGGTTTTTAATATGGGCTGGTACGGCATCTTTGAAAATAGTGATTTCACTCATTTGGTTTTCCTTACGCTAATTGAAAATGAATTTACTACATTGAGTCCCTTGGGCACTAGAGTTGGGTGTTCTTCCAACCATGTCCTCAGGTTTACTTGATGAATACGCTGATGTAATACTTCGTACAGTTTGTGCTCATCAATATATTCATAGAATGACTGCCAATCATCCGTTGAATATGTGGTTTTGACCGTACGGATAATTGTTCCGTGTTGGGTCTTAATATTCTTGGCTCCGATCTCTTTGCACCGCTCTAAGAAGTGCTGTTCAATAGTAGCCATTTGTTCCTTAATGGAAGCCTCTTCCTCGGCAAACTTGGCTTGGGCTTCCCTCAAATGGTTTCTGATTTTAAGGTAAACCTTGACCATACCCTCAAGGGAATCGTCCTCTACGGCTTCTCTTTCTTCGGTTGTTAGTTCTGCTTTATCTTCTATTTCCATTATGTTTTCCTTTCTCGTTTTTATTAGATTAGTGTCTAATTTTTACATTGTCAAGTCTTTATACAACGATATAATCTTTTCATGGATATCCAATTTCGATTGAAGAAGACTATAGATACGCTTCTCGGCAGGGCTACCTTGTAGGTGTATTACAGTTACTGGATTGCGTTGCCCTTGCCTATGTGCCCTAGAGTTTGCTTGTAGATACGTCTCCAAACTTGTTGTAGGACCAAACCAAACAATGGTTGATGCTGCGGTTAGGGTTACCCCATGACTGGCAGCTTGTGGCTGTATGATGAGGGCACGGGGTGATGGCTCTGACTGGAATCTTCTAAAAATGTCCGTCCGTTTACCTGCCGATACTTCTCCGTTAATTATTTCATTAGAGTAGCCCTTGTCGCTTAAAAAGTCTGAGACTATGTTTATTGCGTGGCGGAAGGGCACAAACACAAGTATCTTCTTGACAGAACTGGTTTCTGACAGAACCTCATCTAGCACGGCTAGGCGGTTAGAGCAATCGAATTCAACGACCTCCCCTGTATCCGAGTAGACTGCACCCGCACTTATTTGCAGGAGTTTGTTTAATACGGCGGCGGCATTTACTCCCGTGATCTCTTCGCCTGCGGCGTGCATTAAAGCCTGCTTCTTCATCTGCTGGTAATACTTATCTTGTTGTTTTGTAAGGGGAATTTCTCTAGTCTCGTAGGTCATTTCAGGTAGGTCTAGGCATTCTTCTTTAGTGAACCTGATGGCTGGCTGTAATAGTTCATGCACCAATTCGTCGGCATTTGTTCGGGCTACCCAACGGAATTGAGATACCCTCCTCATTACAGCATCTCTCCATGAGCCAAAGAACTTGGGGGCTTTGCTTGGAGCAATTAGTTTGGCTAATCCATAGGCATCTTCGGGGGATTGGGAGGCTGGTGTCCCTGTGAGCATCCATAGCCAGCGGTTAGCGTTTGCTAACTTAGCCATAGTTTTCCAGCGTCTTGTGATGACATTCTTATAGGCATTGGCTTCATCAATAACGATTAGATCAAACTCATTCTTATCAATCTCGTCAGCAACGATCTCGACCCCGTCGTAATTAATGATTACAAAGTTAGCCTCAGAAGAAATGATCTTCTTTCTTTTTTCAGGTGCACCATAGGCTACATCGCAAGAGCGGTGCATAGCAAACTTAAACAGATCATCTTGCCATGCCGATTGCATGATTGAGAGCGGGCATACTACAAGCACCCGTCGTATAACACCGATACTCATTAGATAGTCCGCCGCCCATATCACACTTGCTGTCTTGCCTGTGCCTTGCTCGTTAAAACAAAAGGCACGCTTGTGTAGTGTGAGGAACGATGCGGTGGTGATTTGATGTTGGAATGGTTTGTATAAACCTGCAAATTTATACTTACCAATTATGGGAGACGGCACATCCTTGATGCCTAGATTTTTAAGGACTTGGGATTCTTCTAATCCCCAATGAACGGCTACCTCATCATCACCTAGGAGTTTGCTCTTAGGTATGATAGCCGTGATTCTTTCAGGGTGATTTACTCTCAGCAGTAAGACTTTATTCTCTAAAATTTCCATCGTAATCAGAAGCGTTATCAGGACAATGTGGAATTCCACTTGCCCTTCTAGTTATAAAAAACTTCTTTTACAGCCTGTGTTTACTTAACGGATCGGTTAGGATTTCGTTTGAAACTTCTGTTCTTATGTGGAGATTCTAACTTATAGCCATCTTTATTACTACCCCCTTTTGATAGGGGTTTACGATGAGATACATCCTTGCCTGCACGGGATACACCTTTCTTATCTAAGGTGCGTCTCGCTCGTTGCCGTTCCATGCGATTGTCGTGTTCACCCCTAGCAACTTGTTGCTTGTATTCCTTTTTATAAGGGCGGGGTTTATTTACATAGGGCATTGTGCATCGACTTAAACCGAGTTTAACTCGTTCTATTATTCATGTTTTCCGTTATGAATGCAAGTGTGCACCGCACAATATCCTTTACAGGTAAAGTTCGGTTTGGGATTCCAAACATCCTGTGTCATAGCGTTTTCAAGGGGGGTATATAAATATAGGGCGTCTCGAAGTAGCCCAAGGTATTCGTCTTTGTTATAGTCCTTCTTTACGAAGTCCTCACTTACAACGAACATGAGTGCTGATTTGATTGTCTGCACTGCGGGGAAATGGGAAAAGACTGCCATCGCTAGGAAGTCTAATTGTTTTGTGTCAGCGTATTTAGCGTTGCGACCTGTTTTGTAATCCACGATCATCGCTTTGCCTTCTTCTTCATTGATGATAATCAGGTCTGCTATACCTCGCCACCAAACATCTTGTGCAAAGAAGTCACAGGGCTTCCCACTGCCGGTCAAGCCCATCTTATACTCACAAAGATGTTGTCCTTTGACGGCTTTAAGTTTCGCCAGGAATGGTTCGATATACTTAAACTGCTCAGGAAGTTGTATGTTATTACCTATATACTCTTCCGCTGCCTTATGTAATTGCTCACCATACAACAAGTGTTCGGTCTTAGGTTCTACGATGTCCTTGCGAACTCTAAGGTGGTAATACTTCTTTGGACATTGATGGAACAAAGTGATACTGCTGTATGACCAAGCAGGGGATTTCATTCGGTTAATCCTTTTATGTTATCAAGTTGCGGTAGTAGACTGAGCATCTCGTTCTTAATGGTTCTAGGGTCGTTGATATACTTATAATCATCAAGTTGTTGTGGTGTGCGTATATCTCCTGCCGCTTTTAGAAGTTTCTCCCTATTACTTCTTTTTATGTAAGTGTATTTGCCATGCAATTCGCCAACTAATTTAAGCACCATCTTGTAGGGTGCGTTTAGTTTCTCGGCTATTTTTCTACCCGACATACCATCTTCGCTTAGTTTAATAATATCTACACCGATACTCTTTTTAAGTTCCATATTTGCAATCCACTCACTTGCATACGCAGGGTATACTTCTCTCAAATACTTGTAGTGTTCTTCGTCGTAATAATTAAACGCATCTTTAACAATATTTTCAGCAATCCCCATAACTCCTCCCGTATCCTGATTCACAATTTAATGGTAGTCCCACCGCCCACTCAGGTGCTGACCGCATACACTCCTCAACATACCGCTTTGCTTCTAACACTTCTGTTTCAGGTGCAATACAAGCCACCGCATCATGCACAGTAAGCACCACCCTATATCGTTCTGCAATCTTTAACATCTGCTGACCGATCACTATCCTAGCAAGTGCTTGGACTATGTTCTCTACTACCTTACCGCCATAGATTCTTACTGTTTCATTCTTCTTTGCGTCGTATTGAAAGCCCTCTTCATCTTGTCGCAGGTTGTTGTATAACATAGTAATACCCGACGGCAATAACAAACCGCCGTTCATCACCCGAACCACATCATGCTGACCAATCGGTGCGTTCCTCTTTTGTAGTATGAACCGCAAAGCGTTCTGACCCTCACCCCACAACTGCTTGATCTTAAAGTTCTTCTCCCGATAGATACGGATAATCCGTTCCGCCTCAGACTTCTCCATCGCTATCTTCTGCAAAGAAAGCATATTCTTAAACTTCTCTGCACCCATGCCATAGCCACAACCTAGCACCACAGTTTTTCCGATAAAGCGTTCATCTTTAGTGATGTCGCTAACATCCTTGTTGTATATAGCACTTGCCATGATTCGATACACATCTTCGCCCACAGAAAACTGTTCTACCAAGTCATTCTGACCTGAGAGCCAAGCCAACATCCGTGCTTCGATTTGTGCTGAGTCTGCATCAATAATCACAAACCCTTGTGGTGCAACGATGGATTTCTTGAGGGCTGATGAGCCTGTTCTTGATGGTAGATTTTGTAAGTTCAAACTATCTGACCCACCCCAACGACCTGTATGAGCCGCATAATATTTCAATGGCACAGGTAATTTCCCACGACTACCAATACCTATGAATCTCTCGGTGCGTGTTTCTTCTAAGGTGCTCTTTACCCCTAGTCTTGCGGCAACTGCTGTCTGTATGATTACATCTTCATGGTCTTGTAATGCAAGGAAGTTCTTATCGGTCTTAGAGAATGCGAGTGTATCTCTACCTGTTGCAGGGCTAATTTTCATCGGGGGTTCTACGCCACGACTTCGTAGCCAATCAGCAAACTTGTTGTTAGACATGAGGGTATCGGTGTCCAGACCAGAAGCGTTTAACAATTTATCCTTAAAGTTCCTGATACTTGTTAGGTGTTCAACCAACATCTCTGTATCCACCTCAAGCACAGGTTCAGCGAACATACGAATAGTAAGGTCTATTAGTTTGAGTTCCTGTTGCGGGAATCCATCTAGTAGTTTATTAAACAAGGTGTAGGTCAGTTCTGTATCGTTGACGCAGTAGTCCCCATACCTAGCAAGTTCTTGCGGTGTAAAGTCTATACGACGCTTGCCTAACGCATTGATAACTTCTGTTCCTTTCACTCCGACCTCGTAGTAGACGGC